ATGAGGCTATTGCAGCAGCTATGAAAGCCCAGGAGCTTATGGCCAAGTATCATGTGGAAATGAGTCAGCTTGATGGTAATAATGACGAGGAGATGTATAAAGCAGTTTATGAGAATACATCTAAGCATGAGATGAAGAATTGGAAGACAAGACTTGCTAGAGTGATTTCTAGAAACTTCTGCTGCAAATACTATATGATCAGCCATGGCAGAGGAAATATGGATGTGGTTTTCTATGGATATAAGAAAGATGCTACTATTGCTCTTGAAGTATTTACGTTTCTATATGAGTCAGGAAATAAGTTTGCTGTAAGATATTACAACCAGTGCAAGAAGAACTACGAAAATACAAAAGGAGTTATGAACACCTATCTTGAGGGATTTGTTGCAGGGATTAAAGATGTTCTTGATAAGCAGTGTACGGCACTTATGATCGTGGTTCCAAAAGAGGTTGAAGATTCATATGCTGAAATGACTAAGAATTTTGAGCATAAAGGTACAAAATTAAATGCAGCTTATGATCCTAAAGCCTATGATACAGGAAGATCTGATGGCAAGGCAGCAATATCAAGCAGATCTCTTGCGGGGTAATAGTAAGAATTTTACAGGCTATGAATTATTTCCATAGCCTGTAAATATAGAAGATGTCATTATTAAAAATATGGAGGAAAAATAAATGAAGAAAAATTATACCGTCGAAGAATGGAGAGCAGAGGGCGAAAGGCTTTTCGGAAAGAATCCTGAAAATTGGAAATTTAAGTGTCCGAGGTGCGGTAATATTGCAAGTGGTCAGGAATTTAAAGATGCAGGAGCAGATCCTAACGCAATATATTGTGAATGTATTGGCAGGCACGTAAAAGGTAAAGGTTGTGATTGGGCTGCTTATGGACTTTTTGACATTTGTAAAGTTCATGTAGATGGACAACCTGTTTTTGAATTTGCAGAATAATATGCGGAGGAAAAATAAATGAAAGTATTTGTTTATAGCAAGAAAACCAGTAAGAAAATCGCTACAGTAAATAACGTAAGAACTATTCGTGAAACACCGGCGAAATATCTGATTAGTTTTATTACCAATAGTGGTGAGAATTTTTGTTTTGATACTAAAGAAGTTAAAACGACAACTTATCAGAATTAATGGAGGTTTATTATGGGATATGAAAGCAGATTGTATATAGTGGATAAAAGTTCTATGAAAGATTCTAGCATAAATATGGTATTTGGAGAAGTTGTTGCAATGTTTAATTTATCAAAAGTAAATTCTGTTGCAAGTGAATTTTTACATTATTCTGATACTGATACCTATATCTACGCAGATGATGGGAGTACGCGGATCTTAGAAGACGACTATGGTGAAAAGTTAAAAGAAATACCTATTGATGATGTCATTAAGATCATCGAAAAAGCAGCCAAAGAAGATCACTGGAATTATAGGAGATGGAAACCTGTTCTCGGTCTTTTAAAAGGATTTAAGAAAGAAGAATGGAATAACTTAGTAGTATTACATTATGGATATTAAGGAGGCTTATTATGAGTAAAAACAGAGTGATCAAAATCTTAATGAAAAGAGATAAAATAAGTTATGAGGATGCCAAGGAGCAGGTGATTATGTGCCGAGAAGCACTTATTTCAGGTCAGGAAGATGCAATTATGGACTATTTAGGGTTAGAAGATGACTATTTAGAAGACGTTTTAGATATAAAATAACTGCTTTTTGTTGCTTTTTACTACTTTTTATTTAGTCGGCTATAGGGGTATCATATGAGTGTGACATTCATATGATACCTTTTTTGGTGTAACATATGAGTGTGACACTCATATGTTTTTATTTTAAAAAAGTCAAGATAAAGTCAAGATAAGTCAAGATTACTTTTGGTGTAGTTGACTTGAAAAAACGTGTCAACCGTCATACTCGGATGACAAAAAGTCAAGATAGTCAAGATAAATTATAATTTTTATAGTAATAGAAAAAAATAATAAAAAATATATAATATATAATAAAAAATAATATTACTATAATATAGCAATTTATCTTGACTTATCTTGACTTTTTTCCCGGAAATGTGTCAACCGTCACATCCGCGGCTAGTCAACTACACTAAAAGTAAACGTGACTTAACTTGACTTAACTTGACTTTTTTGATGTGCATATTGATGACGTGAAATTTAGGTGTATATTTAATTGAATAAATGATAAAATGAAAAAAAGGAAGGTGAAAATTTATGTCCAGAAGAGGAAAACCATCGAAGGCAGAAAGATTACTTGAAAAAGATAATATGATCTTAATTGAAGGTTGGCTTAGAGATGGTTTAACCATCGAGCAAATCTGCGATAATTTAGGAGTCAGTCACAATACATGGTATAAAGCCATTGACATGTCAGAAGAATTTGAGCAATTATCTTTAAGGACTAAAGATGTAGTCGATCGAGAAGTTGAGAATGCACTGTATAAAAGAGCCATGGGATATGAGTATGATGAAATCACCGAAGAATATGAAATGGGGTTCTTGACTAAAAAGAAAGTGGTCCGTAAACAAGCATTCCCTGATACAGGAGCTCAGATCTTCTGGCTTAAAAACCGTAGACCAGCCCAGTGGAAAGACCGAAGAGAAGTAGATAACACTTTGGCTCTTGAAAAACTTGATGAAGTATTGGGTCAGATCAAGGGATGTGAGTAATGTCAGTTCCTAGAACATGCCTAGAAATCATCTCGGCGCGTTTCTAGACATGTTTTGGGCTTATTTGATAAAATATATGGGCTAGGTATGAAACATGCCTAGAAACGCGAAATTGGAAAGAAGTATAAAAATGCCATTTTCAGAAAAACAGCAGGAATTTTTCAATAATTGTTCGCATAGATGGAATTTTAAAACTGGGGCCACAAGAAGTGGAAAAACGTATGGTGATTATTTTTGGATTCCTAAAAGGATCAGAAATAGAATCAGTAAAGAAGGTCTTTCAGTTATCTTAGGTGTTTCTAAAAGTACCATCGAAAGAAATATCTTAGAGCCCATGAGAATTAAATGGGGACCAGATCTTATAGGACGAATTTCAACAGATAACACTTGCTACATGTTTGGAGAAAGAGTCCACTGTCTTGGTGCTGAAAAAGTGTCTCAGGTCGCTAAGTTAAGAGGTACCAGCATAAAATATTGTTATGGCGACGAGGTTGCTGAATGGAATGAAGAAGTATTTGAGCTTCTGAAATCTCGTCTTGATAAAGAATATTCTTGTTTTGACGGAGCACTTAACCCGGAAGGACCTAACCATTGGTTGAAAAAATTCCTGGATTCAGATGCTGATATTTATGAACAACATTATACGATCTTCGATAATCCATTTTTGCCAGAAGAATTTGTTGAACAGCTTTGCAAAGAATATGAGGGTACCGTTTACTACAAGAGATATATTGATGGAGAATGGGCTCTTGCTGAAGGTCTTATTTATCCATTTTATGAAGACTGTTTTGCAGAAATACAAGGAGGACCTGCCGAAGAATATTGTTTGAGCATAGACTATGGAACAATGAATGCTTTTGCTGCTATTCTTTGGGGAAAATATGGTAAAATATGGTATGGGATAAAAGAATATTATTATTCAGGGCGTGATCAAGGGCTTCAGAAAACAGATGAAGAATATGCTCAAGATCTGGATGTATTTGTAGGAAATTTAATGGATCTCGAAACAATAATCGATCCTTCTGCCGCTTCTTTTATTGCTTTACTTAGAAAAAGACGAGGTAAATATAGAGTTAAGCCGGCAAAAAATGACGTCTTAGATGGTCTTAGAGAAACTGCAGTTGCTTTAAAAACAGGTAAAATAAAAATAAGCCCGAATATGGCAAACTGGAAAAGTGAAGCCGGCGGTTATGTATGGGATCCGAAATCAATAGAAGAACAGCCCTTAAAAGAACGAGACCACTTAATGGATGCCACTCGTTATTTCGTTAAAACAAAGAGAATCAGCCTTGCTCTTGAAAACTATCAATCTATATTTGGAGGTTAAAAATAAATGCTTACTTATCAAGATTTTGAAAAAGCAAAAGATAAAGTTCAGTTTATTGCTACTGCTATTACTACTCATCTTAATTCTGATGAATATAAAATCGCTAGATCTGCTGATGAATATGATCATCAGAGAAATGAGACAATTTTAAACTATGTCAGATTAATATTCACTATGACAGGTACTCCTGTAGAAGATTTTACTGCTAGCAATAATAAGCTGCCTTCAAATTTCTTTCATAGGTTAAACACTCAGAGATGTACTTATCTTTTGGGTAATGGTGTTTCTTTCTCTGAACATACAGAAGAACGAAAAGATCCTAAAACAGGCAGCGTGATTCAAGTAGATACTACGAAAGAAAAACTCGGTAAGAAATTTGATACAAATCTTAAAACTGCAGGCTATGACGCCCTTATTCACGGCGTTGCATTTGGTTTTTGGAATCTTGACAAGCTTCATGTTTTTCCTCTTACTGAATTTGTTCCTCTTTGGGATGAAGATGATGGAACCTTGAGGGCAGGAATCAGATTCTGGAGAATAGATAAAAACAAGCCGACAATTGTTGTGCTGTATGAAGAGGATGGTTATACGAAATATAAGTCAAAGGAAGCCGTTGGCCTTGATCTTGAAGAAGTTAAACCAAAGAGAGCTTACAAATTAAAGGTTAAGAAATCTGAGGCTGATGGTGAAGAAGTAGTCGGTGAAGAGAATTATTCTTCACTTCCTATTGTTCCACTTTGGGGATCAAAACTTAAGCAGTCTACTCTTGTGGGTATGAGAGAAAAAATCGACTCTTTTGATTTGATCAGATCAGGTTTTGCAAATGATCTCACGGACTGTGCACAAATTTATTGGATTCTTGAAAATTGTGGCGGTATGTCTGATGCAGAGCTTGCCAGATTTAGAGATAGGCTTAAGATTCAACATATTGCTACCGCTGATACTGAAAATTCTAAAGTTACGCCTTATACTCAGGAGATACCATATAACGCAAGAAAAGAATACCTTGATGAGATCAGATCAGGAATTTATGAAGACTTCGGCGGTCTCGATGTTCATACTATAGCAGCGGGTGCAACTAATGACCATATCGATGCAGCTTATCAGCCAATGGATGAAGAGGCTGACGATTTTGAATTTCAAATCATTGAATTTGTTCAGCAAATTCTTAGCTTAATGGGAATCGAGGATACCCCTATTTTCAAGAGAAATAGAATCAGTAATCAGAAAGAACAAACCGATATGATTCTTTCTGTTGCTGATTATCTCGACGATGAAACGATTCTTACTAAGCTCCCATTTATTTCAGTTGATGAGGTATCTAGGATTCTTGTCAGAAAAAATAAAGAGATCGATGATCAATTTGAGCAAGATGAAACTGAAACCGAGAAAAATCTTGACGAAGAGAAAGAAGATATCTTAGGTGAAGAGCAAGAACAGGAGTAATAAATGGCTGATTATGGAGCAACTTATACCGATAAAACCATAACTGAACTTGATAAAGAAATTCAGGCTGTTTATAAAGAAGCTGAGAAAGATATCCAAAAGAAAATGGATGATTTCAATGCGAAGTATAAGATCAAAGAACAAAAATATCAGCAAAAAGTCGATTCTGGTCAAATGACTCAAGAAGAATTTGACAGATGGAAAAAGGGTCAAGTCTTTCAGGGTCAGCAATGGCAAGCTAAAAAAGATCAGATTCTTGACACGATGCATCATTCAAATGAAATAGCGACAAAAATTATCAATGGTCAAAGTCAAAATATATTCATGGTAAATGCAAATTATATGTCATATGACATAGAGCATGGGGCCGGAGTAAATTTTGGCTTTGGTCTTTATGACCAAAATACGGTTGCAAATCTTATAGCAAACGATCCGAAACTACTTCCCGAATGGAAAATAAATGAAAAGAAAGATTATATTTGGTCACAGAAGAAATTGAATAATGCGATCACTCAAGGAATTATTCAAGGCGAAAGTCTGGATAAAATATCTAAGAGAATTTCTGATAAATTAGCTTCTACCAATGAAAATAAAATGAAGACATTTGCTAGAACAGCAATGACAGGAGCTCAAAATTCAGGAAGACAAATGCAACTTGAAAACGCTAAAAAGCTTGATATAAACCTTCAAAAAGAATGGATGGCGACTCTTGATGGCAGAACTAGAGATTCTCATAGAGATATGGATGGCGAAAAAGTAAAGACTAACGAAAAATTTTCAAACGGTCTTAGATATCCAGGGGATCCCGATGGAAGTCCTGCTGAAACTTATAATTGTCGTTGCACGATGGTCGGTGATGTAGTAGATTATCCTTCTACTTATGATCGATATGACAATATAGATGGCAAAAAGATCAAGAATATGTCTTATAATGAATGGGAAGAAGCAAAGAAAAAAGGTGATGATATTTCTCCCGTACCATTGTCATTTAAACACTTTAAAACAAGTGAACAGCAATCGCTCATGGATCTGTTTGGAAGCAAATCTATGTCAGGTCTTTATAATGACATAAAAGGTTATGATAAGGCATTGGGTAATCAATTCTATAAAGAGTTGGGAACTGCAGGTAAGCCTTCAGAAGTATGGAGTAAATATGTTGATGGTACCCTTGATTCTAAGACATCTGCCGAGATCGATACTATATTAAAGCAATATGGCCAGGGCACTGGAAAGATAGTCCCTCCTGTAGATCTTAAAACTACATTTGCGGATAAGAAAATGTCTAGCGTTTATAATGATATGAAGAACGTAGACACCAAAATGGCAAATCAATTCTATAAAGATCTTAAGGATATGGGCAAGCCGTCTGAAGTATGGGGCAAATATCTCAATGGAGAATTATCACCTTCTGAGGTTAAGAAGATAGAGGGATCTTTAGGCAAATATCTTAAAGCTGAAGCTAATAAAACTACAACTGTTAAAAACGCTAATGAGATATTAAAAGAAGTAAAACCAAAGGAAATTAAAACTTTAGAAGATGCTCAAGATGCTCTTAAATCTGCTGAAGAAGCTGTTAAAAAGGCAGGAGCCGATAAGCAGTTTATAGGCATTTGGAAAGATCCGGTTACTTATGCAGATTATGAAGCTAAAGCCGGAAGTATTGCTGCTAAAAAGAAATATTACGAAGAACAGATCGCGAAATACAGCGGATCCGCTTATGCGAATTCCTCATGGGTACCTGATGAGATTAAAAAATTACAGGATAATTTTAAACAACTTGAAGAATTTGAAAAAAATGGAAAAGCATATTCTGAACTTCTTAAGAATGTAGAAGATGCGAAATCAAAGGTCAAATCATTTACTCCTATTAATATTACAGGAAGAGGTTTTGATAGTAAATTATATGATCCTAAG